TATTACTGGACCTGATGGTAATACCGGACCAGATGGTATTACTGGACCTGATGGTAATACCGGACCAGATGGTATTACTGGACCAGATGGTATTACTGGACCAGATGGTAATACCGGACCAGATGGTATTACTGGACCTTATGGTAATAGCGGACCAGATGGTATTACTGGGCCAGATGGTATTACTGGACCTTATGGTAATACCGGACCAGATGGTAATACCGGACCAGATGGTAATACTGGTCCCATTGGAGCAACTGGTTATTTTAGTGATAATTTAGTTTTAGGTGGAAATCTAGGAGTTACAGGAAGTGTATCATCTGGATCAACTGGATACTATACAGGTCTTTTAATTGGATTAACTGGATTATCTCCAGATGATTCATTTGCAATTATAACAGATCGAAATATTCAAGTTGCAGGAACAATAGTAACATCTGATTATAGAATAAAACAAAATATTCAAAAATTAGATGATACATTTAATGTAGATAAAATTGAGCCATATGTATATAATAATTTACGATCAAATTGTAAAGAAATAGGATTTATTGCTCATGAAATTAAAGAATTATATCCTTATTTAGTTTATGGAGAGAAAGATGGAGTTGTTTACCAATCGATGAATTATAATAGTATAATTGGTATTTTAGTAAAAGAAATAAAAGATTTGAAAAAAGAAGTTAATATATTAAAGAATAAATGAACTATCTAAATAAAATTATAATATTTTATTACTAAAATAGTAATAAAATATGAGGATAAAATATAGTGTAATAGATAAGTAACTGGATTTCCTACTATTTCTTATTAACCATTAATCGAGGAACAATATGCATACTCATTAATTCTTGGATGAGAAGCTTACTACTGTATGGAATCTGAATCTTAGAAAACTTAGTAGTATTATCTGAGTAAAGCGACTTATAGATTCCTTTTTCTGGATTAACTGGTGAAATAGTCCCAGTTTCATCATCAATGTAGACGAAATATTTATCACTGTTGTCAAATGTTCTTTCTTTCAAGAATTGAACCGATCCATGTGAAAGCATGCAGTTATGAGCTACAACACCATTAGCTAAGAAGGAATGAACTTCATCTACTTGAATATCGTAAACATCTTTTAGACCAACATTAATGCAAGATAATACTTTCAGATTCATTGTTGGGAGATACTCTTTAGAGCGAGAAACACCATATGCTATATTTTTTATAGATACTTCATTATCTTTTTCTGTTACTTCTTCTTCAAAAGACTCTTCTTCTTCTGTTTCTTCAACCTTAGGTAAATCTTCTTTTAGAAACCAATCGATTGCACCAATCTTTGTTAAAAACTCTTCTGCCGTTGGAAATAATTTTGATGAAAATTTACAAAATTCAGTTCCCTTAACTAGATGATCTGTAATATCATGAGTAGAAGGAATTGCATATTCATGAAGAAGAGCTTCTTTTTCAGTTAATTCTTTCACTGCTTGCTCAATTGCCTTTTTAGTAGGAACAATCTTTGTTGGATTATCTTTTTTAATTTTACTGAAATTCGTTATCTCATCAACACGATGAACTAACCAGTTATGTTGGCGAACAACTCCTTCACGTAATCTACGATAGGCAACTCCTGCTTCTAAGCGTTGATTCTTATGACAACAGTGACGGAAACCAATTTTCTCCGAAAAAGGAATCATTTCTGATATATCCAAATGAAGAGTTGCTTGATAAGATCTAGTTGATTTACTATTTACCTTATTTTTATTCTTGGAGTTACTAGTCTCTTTATTATTCTGAATAGTTATTTTTTTAATTCCACATTTAGCTAATAGCATTTGTAAATCTTTTATTATCTTATTTAATGATTCAAGGTGTTCTTCTTCTTTTGACTTTGAAAATGATGGAGATGTTAGAATATCTCTTTTTCCACGATGCATTCCAAGTATGCATGTATGTCCATCTGCACCAAACATTGCTGCTAAAAATTCACGAATAACTGGTTTTGGGCATGAATCATCTAGAATAAAAGCAGGGAGTTCAGCAGCTTGACAAATTTTTCTTCCAATAGTAATTCCTTTTAGTTTCACAATATTTTTTAATAATGCAATTGGAATATCTATTTTAAAGTGATTTCCTCTTTCAAATTTATTTTGGTCTACATAGCATAATAATCTTAAATCATCCAAGAAAGTTTCAACATCTATCATATGACCTAGCGAGACAGATGCACGAGGAGTACTAGTATTATTTTTTATGCTAATTGTTCCGTCTGTAATTAAATATCCTAAAACTCTAATAAACGCAAGAGTTTCTAAATATTTTTCTTTTGTATTAGTATAAAAAACCATATCTCCTACTTTTAATTTCCATCCAGCACATTCGGCTATTTCTTCATCTATATCCATTAAAGGATAATTAACCCCTGCTTTTATTGATTTATTATCCTTAACAAAATCTTTCGCAGCCATCCATTCATTTTCGGATGTAAGTAATTTATGATCAGGCGTACATGTAATTTTACGACCGTCTTCCATTGTTAATTCTACACACTCTCTTTGACCTTTATATAAAAAGTCACTTTGAATTGCTGGAACAATACCATTTTTTCCTTCAGACCAGCCCAAAACAGCATTCTTAGAATTTTCTAAATTTTTAATTTTAATACTGAGACCAAAACTTTGACCAACTGGGGCGTCGGACCAAAGGCAGTCCCTTTCCATTTCTCCGAACCTAAACCCCCCATCTCGGGACCTACCTTCGGCAGGCTGCATTGTTAAAAGTTGATAAGGACCAGTTGATCTAGAATGTTGTTTATCTTCGACAAGATGTTTCAACCTATAGTAAAAAGTAGGTCCCATAAAAATGCTTGCTTTAATCTGTTCTCCTGTTTTACCGTTATATAATATTTCTGTTCCTGCTCCTTTATAACCCATCTTTTCCATTATATCACTGACATCTTCCACTGTAACTTTGCGAAATGGTGTAGCATCCAATTCACAACCGGCAATGGTTCCAACTTTACCAAAAACTGATTCGATAAGTTGGGCAATTGTCATTCTTTTAGGTATAGCATTTGGATTCATAATAATATCTGGAACAATTCCATCTTTTGTAAATGGCATATCTTCTTGTTTATAAGTTAGACCAATAGTTCCTTTTTGACCGTGGCGGCTTGCGAACTTGTCACCAAGCTCCGGTGTTCTATCGCTCCTTACCCTTACCTTTGCAAAATTGTATCCGTCACCATTACTATTTTTATAAGTCATGTCTACAATACCAGATTCGTTAGATCGCAAAGATGTGCTCAAATCGCGAGCCTTTGGTTCACCTTCAATACTATCTTTTAACATAGTTACTTTTCCAATAATAATATCATTTCCATCTACAAAAGATCCGACTTTAACAAAACCATTTTCATCCAATTTATCGTAAGAACCATAACTCATTTTCTCTGTATATACTTTTCCATTAGGATAGTATTTTTGAGGTTTGCAAAACTTTTCATCTTCTAATGTAGCACTGTTTTTCTTTTCTTCATCCATGTAAGTTCTGTAGAAAGACGATTTAAATAATCCTCTATCAATTGCCGACTGATTAAAAATCAACGAATCTTCTTGGTTATATCCTGTATAACAAGCAATAGCAACAATTGGCATTTGCCCGCTTGGTAAATCATCACTATGAACATATTTGCTAGTTTCTGTATTAACTAGTGGCTTTTGAGGATAGTGTAAGATATGAGCCATTGTATCCATTCTGCTTCTAAAAGCAGTCGAATAAATTCCCATTGCTTGCTTTCCCATTGCACCTTGATACAAGTTTCTAGGAGCCTGGTTGTGCTCTGAAAAAGGAATATTACTAGCCAAAACACCTAACATCATAGAAGGATGAATTTCACAATGAGTATACTTGTAATAAGAGTAATTCTCTTTCTTATTTATTGCAAGATTATCGTGGCTCATTGCAATCATTAATGTATCAGACTCATTAATATCAATGTATTCAATAATAGACGCCGAATCTTCAATTTCATCTTTATCCAATTCTTTTTCTAAGCTATTTTCAGGCTGTAATGGAATTGTAATTAAATCTTTCCACTGCAAGTTTTTAGAAACAATATCTTCCGTTACCTTATTCGATATTTTTAGATTATTATTTTCAACAATATATAATGGTCTGCACATTCTTCCACCATCAGTCCAGATTTGAATCTCATTATATTGGATATACCATGCAATAGAAATAAAGGGATTAATAAGCCCTTGTCTTCGAAGAGCCTTTAATTTCTTTACCAAAATATTTGGCTCACTAGATTGTCCATACCAATCGCCATTAACAAATACTTTTACAGTATCATACACATCAATTGGTCGCGTCCCTTCTAGGCCAATTACTCCAAATTCATCCAAACATGATTTAATTACTTCAGGAGAGCAAGGAATAGTAATTTGACACATTAAAGACATATTTTTAACAATTCCTACACCACCTCCTTCTGGAGTCTCAAAAGGACAGATTACGCCCCATTGAGTGCAATGTAATTTACGAGGATCAGTTAGCTTACCATTTTTATCAATAGGTGCAACAACTCTTCTTAAATTAGAAAGAGTGCCCAAATAAGTCAATCGCTGTAATACAGCAGCAATACCCTTTCGAGGTTTAGCTTGATTCTTTAGACCCCAGTTTCCTGTACCAAGTGCATACTTAATATCATTTTCAATACTGTTAGGCTTCAATTTCTTGCTAAGATTTTGCGGTAATTCAGACATACGATCGGCCAACATATCTTTTTCACAAGTAGCCTTCAACTCTTTTACAAACTTACCAAAATAAGCGCGAAACAGTTGTCCCATTAAATCGCCACTTGTTTCAACCCGTTTATTCAAAAAAGAATCTCTGTCATCGTATTTAATTAATCCAGTTGCACATTTTAGTAATCTGTTTACCATATATCCTAAGAAATAGGCTTTCTTAATAGGAGATTCCCCAACATGTGGGAATAATTCATTGCATAAAACATCAAATGTATACTTAAGCTTGCATTTATTAGTCTTGTACTTTGCCGATTGAATTCCAGTAATATACTTTGAGATATATTCAAGTGCAATTTTTTGAGTTTGAATAGGTTTTGCTTCTTCAATAGATGCTTTCAATAATTCCATAATAGGTATGCTATTTTCAGCAGTTGTGTTATATACAATTAGTTCTACAAAAGATTTATCACTAATAAAGTTCAATGCACGGAAAATAATAATAAGGGGAATTTCTTGTTTCATTCTCTTAAGACGAACGCGGATTACATTTCCGCCGTAAGATTCTTCCTTAGACTTCATTTTGATATATACGGGAGAAATAATAGATGGATTATCAGGATGAACACATGAAATTTCAGCTACTTCAGAATACTTGTTTTGAATTGATTTTGTCTTAAAACAACAGATCTTGTTTTCACATTTTTTCTCTTGAGAAATAATAACTTTTTCACTTCCCTTAACAATAAAGTATCCACCATAATCATATAAACCTTCGCCCATTTCCATCTTAGTCATGTTATTTTGATCACTTAATACACAGTATTTTGAACCAACCATAATCGGCATTCTTCCACATGGAAATTTCTCTAAAGTAGGATGTGGAGTAATTTCTTGTTCACCGGTTTCGGCATCAACACGAACTGTTTTGTGATGAATATCTAAATATAAATTTCCACCATAAGTTAATTTCCTTAAACGCGCTTCAGAAGGATACATTGGCTTATTAGGAGCATCATATAATACTGGCTTGCTGATATAAATCTTTCCAAATTCAATTTGATATGTTTCTAAATAAATCTGTTTATCCTCGTTCCATGTATTTTTATTATAAATTTTAATAGGATTAAATTCTTTTTCGCGAACAATGGCTTGCAAATCATGTGTCATAAAATAATTAAATGAATTTAGATGATGATCAATTAGAATATTATCCTGTTTAAAAAATGTATCAATTACTTCCCACGTGTTGTTTTCCCAGTCGAAATTATCATTTGTTTCACTTGACTTAGTCTCATCAGACATTGTTTTTTTTGAAGACATTTATATTATAATATATTATATTATGTTTTTATATTTATCTTTTTTTCATTTTTTAATAATTCTTTAAAAATTGATAATAATTTTTTAAAGAATTAATTTAATTGTATAATAAAAATAAAATCCACTATTTAAAATATGGAACGACAACAATACAATAAAGAAGTTCGTCAACATAAATCTTGCACTGGAGTAAGATCATTTCTTGAAACAGATGCTGGATCAGATGAAATTTTATGTGAATCTTGCAATCAAGAATGTACCTTTCAGTTAAAGATCTATATTTATTATATCTTAAATAATGAAGAAAATATTAAAGAATATCATTTTAATACTACAGAAGATCTCGTTAAAAAAACAAGAGAAATTGTTACTATTTTAAAATCTGATTATTCTAAATCAAATATATTTGAAAGAAAGATTATTATTGCTTTGAAAGGATGTACATCAGATCATCAAGAAAAAGTAATTAAGACAACATATAATTTATTCAAAAGTCTAATGTAATCTGATTTTCTAATTATAAAAAAAATGACAGCTAATTTTTCACAATTTTTTTTTCATAATATTAAGCACATTCTTAACAAGAACTTTCGTTGTTTACTTCAAAAATGCCCGCTGATTCAGATCTGGCTCGTAGCGCAAGAGCATTCCTCCTGAAGGGGATCGAATCGACCCAAGTGGTCAATGATGTTGTCATTCCCAGGCCCGATGCATTGATTTCGGCCAAGGCTGACGCTGCTGCTAAAGCCAAGCTTGAAGCCATTGCTCAAGCAAATGCTGAAACTGAGAAGATTACTCTTCTCCAAATTCAAGCTAGAGCACTAGCTCTTATCCAGGCTCAAGCTGATGCTCAAGCTCAACAACTTCGTCAAGCTGAAGCTGTTGCTGCTTCTGCTGCCGAGGAGAGAGCTAAGGCAGAGAAGAAGGCTCACGAAGAAGAGGTTGCTCTTGCAAAGAACAAGCTCAAGGAGCTTGCACAATTCACATCTCAGATGCAAACCATTGCAGACCAGGCGGCCCAGGATTACACCAAGGCTCAATCTGATTTGCAGTCCATTCTTCTCCCCGAAGATTTTGTTCAGCCATCTGCTCCTATGGTTCAGCCAGCTTTTCAGCCTGTGGCTCAGCCTGTTGAGAAAACTGTCAAGAGAAGATCTTTTTTCTCCCTTTGCTTCTGGTCATCCCAGTCTAAGGCTAAGATTCCTTCTGAAACAGAAGCCCGAATCACTCGCCTTGAGGATGCCCTTGCAGAGATCAAGGAAGAAGTTACCGCCAAGGTTGATCAGAGCTTAATGATTATTGACAACAAGGTTGATACCCGCCTAGAAGCACTGAACAACACCATGATGTCTCTGATTACTCTTGTACAGGCCAATCAACCGCCGAATGCTGCAACTGGCAAAAATGTTTCTCAGAAAGGTAACCATTCGACCAAGGCTAATGCCAGTGTTGTTGATCACATTCCGAACAGCATTGCTGCGGGTTCTGCCTAGAATCTAAAAACAGGTTTACTAACATATGTTGGGTTTCCGCCTTAAAATTATAAAAATAAAAATAAAAAATGATTATTTAATATTAAAGTTAATATAAAATATTATAAATAATAACTTTATGGATCAGCTTGCTTTTTCTATTTTAAACATAAATATAAACGAGACTCCTAAAAAAGATTGTCCCATAGTTGGATATAATTTAAATGAATTAAAAGTAGAGGTACCTATAAATTATGATCAACCTCAATTAAAAAATATATTATCGCCTGATGCTATAGAATTATTAAAAAATTTATTTACCCAAAATAATATTATATATATCCAAGAATATTTGAATCAAGATATTTATGAATTAAATCCAGAAGAATATAATGTATGGGATTTATATATTATTATTCAAAATAGCATTGATACTTATTTAGTTAGTATATATCATTGGAAAGAGTCACTTATTCAACATCAAATAGAACCGTGTAAATATCAAGAATTCAATTTTACACGATATTGTTTATTAGATGACAATGATCCAAATTATTATGCACATCGAGAAAAATATATTGTTGATATCGTTTACAATAGCGAAAACCACTATTTAATTGATTATTATGAACAGTTTATGACAGAATATAATTCTAAAATGGATGAAAACGCTTAAGTTTATCTTCTTTTCATTATAAATATTTTTCAATATCGCTATCTTTAGCAAACTTTCTATAAAAGTAAGATTTACAACTTTTTATTTTTTTCAAATCATCTTTACTAACCACGTGTATAGTTTTCGGATGTGATGAAATTTCGTCAAATTCTTCTCTTAACTTTTGTATATTAACTGATTTATTTCCAATTCCACTTTCTTGTATCTCATATTTTTGACGAATCATATTTTTAATTTTTTTTTTCAATTCGTGTGTATATTCCCAATCATCATATGTTACTTCAAAATCTTTATATTTTTTCGGATATATTGCTGATAAAAAATATTCATCTCCAACATACATATTATAAAAAGTATCTAATTCTCCCTTTTTATCTTTTTCAAGCAACAATCCAACATCTTCTCTATTTAAACACATTCTTGAATAATGTTTAATAAACTTTTTTTTAGATCCCATCTTTCCAATAATTTGTTCCTGTGAATATTTATCTATTTTCATATTTTTAATCCATGATCTATCATCATTTATTACATCTTTATAAAATTCATCAAAAGATTTTATTGGAATATCTGATTCACTTATAATAACAAATTTGTAATTATCTTTATTTTTATATGCTTCTCTCATTAATTCTATATATGCTCTTACAATAAAGCCCCTGCTTGTTTCATGTAATTTATTAATAATATTTTCTTTTCTCCACGTTACTTTTTCAGGATATTTAGGATGGATATAAAGAGTATATTTATTTTCATTATTTTTAAAATAGGAATCCCATAATTTTGAAAAATGAGGATTATCTAATGTTAAAAAAAGAAATGATATTTTCTTCATATAATAATATAAGATTATTTTATTATAAAACATAGTAATATAATAAAAAAGAAGATTTTATAAGGGTGCGCGAAGCCAGTTGGTTCCCTTATTTTGGAAGAAATTCTTCAATCATCGGAAATATAGCAGCAATTTCTTTAGCACATGCAATCGCAACTTCTTGATGTTCTTTTTGTGTACCATTTCCCCCTCTTAATTGAATATAATGAACCCATGATCGCAATGTACCATTCATATACATTCTAGATTGTGTCATTCCTTCTGGTAATACTGCCCGCGCCTGTTCTTTTGCAATACCATTTTCAATAGCCCATTTATATGCATTTTCAGCATATTCAGCTACTAAATTTTGCGCAGTTTCCCATTTATCTTGTAATATAGTATCGCTAGTTTCTATGCTATTTTGACGATTCTTTGTATCTTGTAATCGAGCTTCTCGGGTTTCAAAGTCCAAGTTTGCAACAGCATATCTTTGCGAAAACTCCTGAAATGAAAAAGATCGATGACGCAATATTTGTCTAGCAATATCACGTGTAGTTTCTATTTCCATACATATGCTTACCATTTCAAGCGGAGACCAGTGATTATTATTTATTAAATATCTTATTAATTTTTCATTAGTTGCGCTGTTATTTTGATTAGCCGGATTAGATACTCTTGCACAATATGAAACAATATCTTGAAGACTATTTAAACTTTCTGTAGAATCATGTGACCTCGAATAACTAATTAACTTTACTTTCATTTAATAATTAGTATTATAAAGCTCTTTTTTATATTGATTAAGATAAAAAATTATAATTAAAAAATATTCTATTTGGTAAATTAGTAAATCTTTCTTTAAAAAATTTACCATTATCTATATCTGGTATTAAAGTATCATAATGTGCACCAGTAAAAAGTAAAAATATAGAAGAATTAGGATTATTTTTATTACTTTGATTTCCTATAAATGATGTCCATTTATTTGTATTTGCACCCAAATTATATATAAAAATATTTTTTCGTAGTATTTTAGATATTAAATTTAATATACTTTCATCAATCCATTCACCTGCATCTGATGTGGTACTTTCAGGATTAAAATTTTCTAAGTCATTTATATTTTTATCTAAAGTTTTTAGTATATTATTTATATTGTGTTCACCATTATTTGATTCATTATTTAATCCATATTCAATAATAATATCGTTTAATTGTTTTTTTGAATTCCTTAATTCTTCTGGTGAAACATTAACCATATTTTTATAACCATTTAGATTTGCAATTTCTTCTCTTATATTTTTTAATTTTTTTGCAATAAAAATTCTTAGCGCAAATCCAGAATATGGATTACTAGTAAATGAATTATTTTTTATTGTTTCAAGAGATGAATTAGCTTGTTCAGATAAGCTTTTCATTATTGCATGATATCCACAAGACCCATCTCCAGGGACTTCAATTCTTTTCCATCCTTCTGGCCCAATACCAGATTGGATAAATTTTTGTGTTCGTGGAGAAAAATTAGCCATTATATATAATAATAAATAATAATAAAAATAATAATAAATTATAAAAATATAAAAAAATTATTGAATAAAAGAATCAATTTCTTTCTGCCATTCAGATACAATATCACTATGTAATGAAGTATCAATATCACATTCTAAAGTTAATACATTTATTCCTATAGACTTCATTTTATCAATCATATTTTCATGATATAAATTACAATTAGTCAAATATTCAAGAGGAATATTTGATTCACCATCACGATTTCGCTTTCCAATTCTATAAAATGATGTTTCTGGACTAGTTTTCAAATAAATAATTTTATTAACAATCACTTCGCGTGAAAAGTGATCAAACCATTTTAAATATATTTTATGTTCAACTTCTTCAATTTTTCCACTATCATACAACATTTTTTCAAATACATATCGATCAGTTTCTAAGCATCGTTCAGTTACTATAATTGCACCCGGATTTTTTTGAATAGCATCTTTTAATAATGCCAATCTAGATATGTATGCCATCATTTGAAAAGGGAATGAATATTTTTCTTGATTTTCATAAAATTTCGATAAAATAGTTATTCCGTCTTTATCAGTAATGCTATTCCATTCATCAACTGGTTCTTGTAAAAAAATAATGTTATTCTTTCCGTCTTTGTAATGTTCACCTAAAAATTTTAAAATAGTAGATTTTCCAGATCCAATATTACCTTCAACCGAAATAATAGTTGTAGCACCCCCCTCCTTTTCCTCCTTACCTATAAACTTTTTATTGCTTTCAGTAACATATTTATTCTGAATTTCCGATAGAGAATGCTGAATAGTTGTGTTCATTTATATTATATCCAACTTTTAAAAGAAAATAAAAAATAAAAAAATCATTTTTTTTCATTTTTTAGAAAAATAAAAATTGATTTCTATTTTTATTTAAATTATAAATATGTGAATATTTTAACCATAGCTACTTACTTCCATTTAGCGTATTAAATGGAAGTTGAGGGGCAAGTTTTGGTAGATTCGTCTGCCCGTGCAGAATCCAAGAAATCTACTAATTATTCAGATGTTTTAATTAATAACTTGATTAAAACACTTATTAACTTTAAAAAATACAAAAAAATGGATTTAGAGCAATTCAAAGATTATATTTCGAATGAGTTTATTACCATTCATAAATGGAGAAACAAAGAAGAAGTTGATAATGTAAAAAGAAGCGCTATGCATAATTTTCTAAAAATTATATCATCTTTAGATTGGATATCGCTTAATATTTCATTATATGAAACTGAAGATTTTCGTAATCTATTAAACAGATGGCATATCAATAAATATGATAAAGAAGCTCCTAAAAATTTTTCTGGTGTTACATGCAGAGTTAATAACTCTCATCTATTTTATGGAAAAGAAGATATTCTTTCAGTAGAAGGTGCTTATTGTGCTGGACCATTTAATATTGAATTTTCAGATGAAATTTACACCTATATTATTGAATCTTGGTGGAGTATTCTTCAGAATACCTCATTAGAATCAATTAAAATTCCAAAAACAAAAAAGACTCTATATAGTATCATTATTACTTTTATACAAAAAACTGTATCTTTTTTAGAAAAAACAAACAACCAAGCCGGACTTTCAAGATTAATACAAATATTTTCAGATAATTCTGCAGAATATTGGTTAATCTCACCGCAAGAAGTTGTTGATTTCTTTAAAAATAAAGATGTTGTTCTTGAAAAACTAACAACAATGAATTATGAATTACAGAAGGTTCTAATTATTTCGCTTTATTCTTTTCAAAATCATATTAAGGATGAACATAAAGAAAATGTTAATCCTACATCTAATTCTCAGAAAATGAAGACTGATTAAAACTTTTAGTATAAACTATAAAATTATAAAAAAAAATGATAGATAAAAATTCTAAAAATATTTATAAAGTAAGTTTTTAGTACTATCGTGCAACGTGTGTTAAAATGCCGCCCAAAGAAACTTCAAAGCCCCCTGTTAAGCACGGTCTCCCTACTGGAGAAGGTTGCTTTCATGATGCAATTGTTTTTAAAGTTGGCACTGGTGGAAATGCAATCCGTCTTTCCTCTGTTTTTATTGAAAATAATGTATATCACAAATTTTTAAGTCCCGACCAATATTTCATTGTCGCAAATTTCAAAGGCGATCAATCCGATCCAAAGCCCGCGATTTCTCTATTTAGTTGTGCTGCGACAGCAAGTGGATTTCCGTTTAATGGTACCACAAATATTTATTTTTCAGATGGCATTATTGCAATGGCAATTACCACTGCAAAATCTATTAGTCACAACAGAGAATATCCTTGTGCTCCTCAAAAGCCACCACTTTTTTCTCTTGTTAGAACAAAAAATAATTCTAAAACTTCATTGAAAAATGAAGATCTTTTTTCTCAATTGAGAAATAAAGATTTATTTAATTCTTTGGAGCCAGTTGATACCCTTTTTTTTGAATCTGAAAAGTGGAAAAGTGTTAAAGTTCAATTATTGAAATCTGCAACTCTATCTGAGTCCATTGAAGAGAAAAAGAAGATTACTCCTAAAGTTTCTTCTACTTCTCGTCCTATGATTTCTTCTTCGAGCTCTTCTTATTCATCTATTCAAAAGGAAATTGAAGAAGCAGAGAATAAATTAAACGATTTGAAGAAAAGACTTAAACTTCAAGAACAAAAAAAAGATGATTCTCCTCCTATTCTTCCACCAACAAAAATACCATTAACATTGAAAGATGTAGTAGTTATTGCACAACCAAAAGAAAAACTTTCTGAAAAGCCAAGATCTGATTCTAGAGCTTCAGAAAAAGCGTGGAGCGATTATGACGATGACGAAGAATAAAAATTAATTAAAAATCATCTTAATTAAAATCAAAATTTATTATAAAAAATTACTTCATATATTTTAATTCATCCGGTATTTCATATATATTATAAGCTTTTTCACAGCATATATTATCTAAAGTATTTTGTAAATCTTTTGGTAAAGGTACAATAAAGTTATTTATAGAATCATTATATTTAAATCCAATATAAATATTATGTAAAAACATTCTTTCACAAAAAGATTCATTTTGTTTTAGAACAGCTTTATCCAAGTAAGTCGGATCAGAAACAAGTGGACATCCCATTGAATTCATATGAACTCTTATTTGATGAGTTCTTCCAGTAAATATTCTAACAAAAAAAAGTGTATAAAAGGTACCATCTTTTCCTTTTAATTTACCAATTTTATGAAAATAAGATTTTGCATGTTTTTTAAGTTTATTAGCTTTATCAGTGGTTGTTGTACAATATTGTTTTATAGAGCTTTTATAATTATTTTTATTTAAATAAACACTATCACATCTTATTGGTAAATCAATTAATCCTTCATTTTCTTTAACTGTATTATTAGTTAAACATATATATATTTTTACAACTTCTTTTTTAACATGCATAATATCAATTAGATTTGTTAAACCAACTCTATTTTTAGCAACAATAACTGCCCCAGATGTTTCAATATCTAATCTATTTAATAAACCATATCTAAAACTTGATACAAGATTCATATTATTATTAATTATTTTACCATATCCAGCTATATTTTTTAAAAAAAAGACTATAGAGTTTTTATTTTTTGGATGATGTTCTTCTTTATTTACAACTTCAGTGCTACATGACCAATAAGGAGGCTTATAAAGAATCATCCAGTCATCTGTTTCATAAATTCTGAATGGTTTATGTTTTTCAATCATTTTATCTATAAATCCTTTTTTATTCATTTCTATAATATAAGAATATTTTTAAATTAAAAAAATATATTATTTATATATATAATGCCAAATAATTTAAATGGTCGCGGGGGACGTGGAAATAATGGCGGAAGAGGAAATAATAGTGGAAGAGGAAATAATGGTGGAAGAGGAAATAATGGTGGACGTGGAAATGGTCAAGCAAATGCACGTTTAAAAAGTCAAGCAGTTCCTGCAAATGGAGTTCCATTAAACGGTTCTAAAAATCAAGCAGTTCCTGCAAATGGAGTTTCATTAAACGGTTCTAAAAGTCAAGCAGTTCCTGCAAATGGAGTTTCATTAAACAGTTCTAAAAATCAAGCAGTTCCTGCAAATGGAGTTTCATTAAACAGTTCTAAAAATCAAGCAGTTTCTGCAAATGGAGTTCCATTAAACGGTTCTAAAAATCAATCAGTTCCCCCAAATGGAGTTCCATTAAACGGTTCTAAAAATCAAGCAGTTCCCGCAAATGGAACTTCATTAAACGGTTCTAAAAAAGGGGTTCCAGCAAATGGTATTAAGGTAAATGGTGTTATGGTAAATAATTCTAAGAAAGAAGTTCAAACAAATAAATCATCTTGTATGATTATATAATACTACTTTCTATTATAAATAATATATTTATAATAACCTATTATAAATATATAATGACAGGGGTGGGGTTCGAACCCACGAAGCATAACGCACGAGATCTTAAGCCTCGCCCCTTTGACCACTCGGGAACCCTGCCAATAATATTATATATAACTATCTTTTTAAGTATAAATTTTTAATTTAATTTGAGTTTCAAAATTTTTATAATTATTTTTTTTACTTGTACATTTTCTAAATCTATACCAAATAATATTATCACCTTGATTACTGTATTCAATTTCATAATTATCAAATAATAATATAGATCTAAAATAATGCATATTTTGATTCACATTAAAAGATGAATAAATTAATGGTTTATTATCTAAAAAATTATATAAGTTTTTATTTATTTTACCAATTACTATTATTTTACCTTTTCTAATAACAAATCGGTTATCATAAGATAAAATATAATTTACTATATCTAGTGGAATATTAGTTAATATCATAATATATAATATGATTAAAAATGTAATTAAAATCCTTCATTTATTTTTCTGCATTGTTTAATAGATCTTGCATTTTTTTTATTATATACACTTCTTATATAATTATTTACTTCATTTTGTGTATTATTATCATTTTTAAAAATATTATATTTTTTATTAGCAGTTTCTAATCCATAATCTAATACATTTACATCTATTAATAAATCATTCGGTTTAACAATATCTTGATGAAAATCACATAAATGTTTATGCAATTTTTCCATAGATTTTTTTACAATATCTTTTATATTCATATTAATTAATTTATTATCTTTATAAACTAGCCCATTATCACTTGTACTATCAATTATAACATTTAAATTAACTTCATTTTCTAATATATTTTCAAGAGTTTGCGTAAATTTTGAATTATTTAATAATAGAATTAATTTTTTATTAATATCAATTTTTGATACATCCCAATCTTCATCAAATGATTTTAATAAATTAATATTAATATTAATGTTGTTATTATGATTATTAATAGTATTATTACTATTTATATTTGAATTATTTATTTCGGAATTATTTATTGAAATAGTTTCATTAGGATTTAATTGACTAGCATATGCTACTATATCAGATGGTTGTTCTATTTCATTATTTTGAACTTCTTTTTTTTGTTCTTCTTCTTCTTCTTGTTCTTTTTTTACTTTACAATATAACTTAAGATGTCTATTTAAACTACACGTGTGTGTAAATAATGTATTACAATAATTACATATTTTGCTAGTATCTTTATTTTTATGTTTAGTTAAAGATAGTTCGTCAATTTTATCTTCATCAATTAAGTATGACTCGATTGTTCTAATACATAATTTTTTCTTTGACATGTGTCGAATAATATCATTTTTTTGAGAAAATTTATGAAAACATCTTTTGCATTCGTAGTATGAACTCATTTATATTATATAATATATTATTTTTTAAGTAATAACTCTATATTTATTATTTAAAAAATTAAATATTTATATAAATATTTTACAAATAATCTATTGTAAAATATTTTAAAAAATCATTACTTAATTTACTGTAGCACATCAATTTTACGTGACTCTTTTCAAATTTTTAAATTTCGAAAATTACTTAAAATCAGAGCTTAAATCCGATTTTAAAAGAACGATGGAAAAATATTTTAAAATATGTACAAATAATATTCAATAAAAAATAAAAAGTATAAAAAATATATTTTTTAATAATTTAAAAAATAGGTCTAAAGCTTCAATTTTTAAGTAAAAAAATTAAGTAAAAAAAAAATGAAAAAAATGTAAAATAAAAACTTTTTTTGAAAAAAAAAAATAAAAAATTTTAAATTTTAATTTCAAAAAAAGTTTTTATTTCACATTTTTTTCACTTTTTTTTTTACTTAATTTTTTTACTTAAAAATTGAAGCTTAAACCCTATTTTAAAAGAACAATGAAAATAACATGTTAAAATATACACAAACATCTTTTGATAAAACTAAAAATATATAAAATAGTAAAATTTAAAAATTAAAAAAAATAGTTCTAAAGCTTCAATTTTTAAGTAATTTTTCAAATTTAAAAATTTAAAAAAAGTCACATAAAAGTGATGTGTTACAATAAATTAAGTAATTTTTAAAAAATAATTTTTTACATTAAATTAATGTGCTAATATTTATTATTTTTATAAAGTAAAAAATTTAAATTTAAATAATATTTTAGATTTAAAATAATATTATATTATAAAACATAATTATGAATAAATATAATACAGATAAATATAGTTGTAAAAGATGTCTATATAAATGTAGTCAAAGAAGTAATATGATAAAACATTTAAATCGTAAAACAAAATGTATGAAAACTCCAGATGTATATACAATATCAGATGAAGAATTATATAATCTATCTTTAATAAAAATAAAAGATCAAATTTTATTAAAAGATATTGGATTTAAAAATGATGCAGAATTGAAAAAAGATGCAGAATTGAAAAACGATACAGAATTAAAAGAAGATAAAGAATTAAAAGAAGATAAAAAATATTTTTGTGTAGAATGTAATAAATCTTTTATTCCAAAACTACAAAATATTAATGAAAGTAATAGTCATAACATATATAACATAAATATTGAATTAAAATCTGTATATGAAGATTTAAATATTGATAAATTTATTAGATTTGCACTATTATTATCAAATAATGATAGTTATTCTGATAAAAAAAGTATTTCAATTGAGAAAGTAAATTCTAAATTGAAAGAATTTCACGAAGATATTAAAAAAAGTGTATTAGAAAAAGATATAAATATTGATAAAAACATGTTTGACAATTTACTTTCTGAAATTGAATCAAAATTTATAGATTATACAAATAATGAAAAAGTAAATCAAATTATACCAGATAATATAGTAAGCTCGAATGTTAAGTCACTTGAATCAGAAGAGATTAAGGAACAAATGATTTCAAAAAATAAAGACATCATAGAACAAGGGTACTAAACAATTTTCACCTCTTCATCAAATATTTCATAAATGTCTTTATCATGAGAAATAATAATAATAGCTTTTTTATATTTCTTAAAATATTTTATAACCGCAATTAATTCATCTTTCAAATCTTTGTCCAAAGCATTCGTTGGCTCATCCAAAATTAATATTTTTGATGGCGATATTAAACCACTAATAATATTTATAATCTGACGTTGTCCCCCCGATAATTTCTCTCCCAAGCTTCCAGCAGTTTCACCATTAATATTTATATTCTTAAACAAAGCTCGAATCTTTTTGTATTTAAATATATCTTCTAAATATTTATTACATCTACTAATATCTTTTTCCTTACAACCATATAAAATATTATCAATTACTTTTTTATCAAACAATTTAGTAGTTTGATTTATATAAACTATATTATCACGTATGTAATTATTATTTATATCCTGGATATTTTTATTATCAATATATATATTACCATTATATTTATACATCTTAATAATTAATTTTGCAAAAGTAGATTTTCCCTGGCCAGATAATCCAGTTATTCCAATAATTTTATCATTTAAATCCATATTGAGATTTATTTTTTTAAAAACAGAATTATCACTTGACTTATATTTAAAAGTTACATTATCAAATACAATTTTATCAAACTTTAGATTAATATCCTCATACTTCCTTTCATTTATATTACAATATTCTTTCTCAATTTCAGTAAATAATCCTCTTTTATGTTCAATCCTTCCCCATAGTTCAATAATATCTGGAATAGATTGAATTGAAGTAAATATTTTTTCACGATATAATAATAAAATAGTAAATATAGTTATAAAAATAGTAGCAGATATCTCTTTATTAAAAAATAGTTTTATCATCATCCAAATACAAATAAAAATTGTAATAAATACAATAGATGTTAATAGATATATACAATTATTAGCGGTATAAAAATATTTTATTCCATCTGAAATAGAAATATTTGATAAAGTTTCATATATACTAAGTTCATTATTTACTTGATTTCTATTAATTATTTTATCAATATTATTTAATATTTCTAATATATAGTTATCATTTTTATTCTGACTTGTTTCATATGGTTTAATCTTTTTATTAAGATATTTTACAGTATAAACTATTAAAGAAATAACAATAATATTTCCGGCTAAAAAAATAATTCCAACATTATAACTTTTAAAAAATACATAAAAAAATATAACTAATAGCAATGTTATATTAGGCAATATATTTGTAATAAATGTATTAAATAATAAAAAGCAAGAAGTTGGTATTCTATTAATCGGTGTGCTTAAACTTAAAAAATTCGTTTGACTCATAGTATCATTATTTACAATTAATACTGATTTTAATAATTCTTTTTTTATCCATTGTCTCAAAGTAACAATTAAATTATTCTGGGTTCTTTTATAAAAAAAATATAAAACAGAATAAATAAAAAAAACTAAAATAAAATATTTAAAAAATAAAATGCTATTTGGATATTTCTTATTTTCAATAGAATTAATAATATTTGCTGTAACATAAGATATAATGTTTATTTGAAATATATTAATAAAAATACTAATAATAAGTAAAAGTAAAGTTGAATATTTTTCTTTTTTAAAGAATTCATAAAACAAATGATAAATAATATTCATTCTTATTATTTACATATATAAAAAAATTATTAGTTTATATTTTTATAAAAAGTATAATAAATATTATCATACCTAACGTCATGAGATATTTCTTGAAATAAATAGTTAGATTTAACATATTTCATTCCATAATTACTAAATATAAAATCCCATTCCATAAAATTATGATATTGAGCATAATCCGGCTTTTTCAAATATTTATCATTTTTATCTACAAAAGTTCCATAAAATAAATGTAGTATATCTAATAATAAATTATCAAAATCATCATGATTATCATGTTCTAATAAAATCATATATCCACCTGGTTTTAATACACGTTTTATTTCAGACATGACAAAATCCAAATTTTTAATATGATGTAAAACAAAAAAACAACTTATAATATCAAATGTATTATCTTCATAATTTATCTTTCCATCTTTCCCCATATATTTAAAATGAAATTCATGTTTAGAATGAACTTTCTCATAAGGACCCCATTTTTTAATATCAATTCCATAAATATTATCTTTATTTAAGTTAAACTCCCGTCCCAATAATCCTGTTTTTTTCCCATCTCCGCAACCAATATCTAAATATTTTTTAATTTTTAGATTTCCATTTTCACTAAGATTCTCATTAGTATTTTGATCTCTAGATAATAAATTAGAATAAGACATACTTAAATTTTCAAAAATATATTTCCATTTATTACATTTATTTATCTTATTTAGCTTTTTGGTTTCAATTTTCTTATTCATATATTTTTTAACAAATTCAATAATGTCATTATCTGACATATCTTTATCAATTGTCATTTTCTTAATCAATATATTAACTATAGTCTCATTAAAAAAATGGTTTAACATCAACTTAAATTTAGTCATTTTTAATAAATCATTTTGTGCATTTACAAAATAAGTATTAATTTGTTTTCCAGATTCTCTATCAACATATATATTATTCAAATTATTTCTAAGAGAAATAAGATTAGTTTTTTGACACTTAGTCAAATTTTTATTATTATTGATAAATTCAATATATTTTTCTTTATTTATCATAATTAACTATATTATAAATATATAATATTTTTATATTGAAATTATAATAGATTTAGTTATTCCACGATTCATATCAATCTGATTGAATCCCGTATTTTTGTCGAAACAAGCCGAATCCAAACTCCATAGGAGATGGTTTTCCAAAAAGAGTATAACCCGGTGAAATAAAAACCGGTGAAGAAGATTCATTCTCATAAAGTTGAAGAAGAGAGTCATTCACATTTGATTTGTCATAATAATCAATATCTGTTTTAATTGCAAGTCGTTGACGATGGTATTCATAATACTTTTTGCTACCATACTTACTCCTCTGTCTGCGAGGTTTATCAATAGTTTTCTCATTAGAGATATTTCCAAAAAGGGGAGAGTTCGAACGAGAACGTGGCATTATATGAACTAAATGAAGTTTAATAATTTATATGAAACATAAATTGTTAAAAATTAGCTATCAATTTTTGTATATAATTTGTATATAAAATAAAAATTGACATATATTTTTTCATAAAATTTTATATTATTATTAAGAAACTTCCGTAAAAATGTCATCCACTCTTGAAAATTCTAGTCTCATAGATAAGGTAGAATATTTTGACCAATTATTGTTAAAAATAATGGACGAGATGAATTTAGATAGAAATGAGTTTGATCATCTTCGCAATATTAGTATAATGGTAATTGATATTTTGGATTCTAATCCAACTTACTATCATAAGAATATTTCTGATCCGGAGTTATTTTCTTTTCTTGTAAATAATATTCATGAACGTATGATGAAGAATATTACTAATAAGAGTAATATCCTTTCACGTGAACCATCCTTTATAGTAGGAAAATCATCAGCCACCAATTCTCAAAATTAGATAATCTTACAATATCTAAAAATTTTATAAAAAAATTGATCTAATATATTTTATTATTTTTATCATATTCATAAAAATAATATATAAAATGGGGTCTAATAATAGAAATCGTAGAAAAATAACTCTAATAAAATTCAGATTAAAGAGCGGTAAAAATATAATTACATATACGAAAAATCTAGACGGAAGGCTTAAATTAGAAAAATATTTCTGTTCTGGACAAGAACAATGTATTCAATTCCCTATTTTTATCAAAAGTCCGGATAATCCAACCATTATTTTCAAATTTTTTATGTCAGAAATAGAAAGAACTAATCTTCTCCGCGAATCCCCCCAGCTAATCTAAACTTCACTTATCTTAAATTCCCTAAACTTTTTATAAACCACATTTTTCAATGCCATAAATTTCTTATTTTCCGCTGCAGGAAACCACTGCGGATATTTCTTCTCATCCATACTCTTTAACAAATCAACCTTAATTTGTGTAGTATGATCATTAATTTTCCGTTTTTTAAGAACTTTATAATCTAAATGATTTAAGCCATTTTCCGACCATAAAGACAAATTATTATATAATTTTTCATATCGAACCGGATCTATTTTAGCTAACTTAGTTACTTTAGTTGCCACGTTAATCGTTTTCATATCTTCCCCTTCTTCCGTATCTATTATCTTTCCCTTATTAGGATAATAAACAACTTTATGATCATTAATATATAGCCGCGTCAATATATCATCGTCTTCTCCACCCCATCCCCAAAAATTATTTGGATAGCCATTTATTTTTTCAAAGAGAGCCCGGCTAAATGAAATCGCTGCCCCTAGAAATGGTTTCACTCTATTTTTATTTTTCTTTTCATATCTAGTTCCTCGTGCAGCTAATGACATTGGAAACTTATCATTTTTATAATAATAAGGCAGCAATTCATCATTAGGAATTGTGTCAATATCAGAGAAAATATATCCATCATAGCCTTTTCTCCCTCCTCCATCCATCCCCGCTATTTCAAATCCAATATTCTTCAATTTTCCAATATTAAATAGATTACCATCATCACTTTGTTCAATAATATATATATGAAAATTGCAACGCGCCCCTAATATAGCATTCATTATTTTTATAAAAAACTTACGTTGATTATTTCGCGATCCCCTTTCATCGTCCCGGTAACATGATATAACTGCTATATTTGCCTTCTTTTCCCGAATCCCTATTCCCAGCAAATTTTTAAAATTTTTATGATAATATATCATACTCAGCTTTTCTTCCAAATAATTAAAAACCCCATCTCTTCCTAAATAAGTCTCATATAATTTCCTAGCATCACCTGCAATTTTCATACATTTTTTATCATTTGCAATACACCATTTAATTTTCTGTACCAAATCCTCCAAGTTTGATTTCACTGGAACATAGTGAACCATAGGAACTAATAAATGAGAAAACCACAATTTATAAGGACTATCTACTAATAAAACAACACTATTCATACCTAATTCAGAAGACAATCTACAAGCAGACACGTGACCATCGATATTTAAAATATATTTATAGTTAGATTTTTCATAATTAGATACAAACCCCGCTTTTTTAAATCGAAATGTAGATGGATCTATTATGTCTACTGGTAATCCCATATATTTTTTCATTCTAGCATTCCATTCCGTTATACCAGCATCTAATATATCACCGTGATCAACACTTAAATCAGCCGCTTTTAATCGCATATTATTTTCCACCGTAATACCACATCCAGTTGCCGAACCCCTAAATATACAAACCGACTTCTTCGATCCCCAATCAGTATTTATATTTTCCAATACATTTTTCCTATAACTGTTAGGGCATTTTGGCGTAAAGAATTTATTAGAAACCCTTTTCCAATCATCTTCATTAGGAATCATAATATCCGCAAATTCACTAGTTGCCGATTTAGAAAAAATAGGACACATTTTCTCTACTCTATATTTTTCTTCCACTTTCTCCTTTTCGGAATCAAATAAATGATTGTAGGGTTCAGTCAAGTCACTTTTTAGAATAGGAAAGTCACGTGGATTAATGAAAAACTCAGTATCAGGTATTTCACGTTCTTTCACTAATGCTTCCAACATACTTCGATAAATATTGGTATTTAACTCACCTTCTTTCACAGGAAAATTATTTCTAAAAAAACAGTTATTAGCAACCCATTGTTTAATATTATAATTTATTTTTTGATGACCTATTTCACTACGTTTCTTTTGTAAAAATTCTTGCAAATATTTTTTATCATCTTTACTTAAGACTCTATCTTTCTCCGTATCCCTCTTCGTATCCCTCTTTGTATCCTTTTCTGCTATAGAGAAATATATTTTATTAAACCAGTTATTTTGATACCGCGAATTACTAAAAGGTAAAAACAAAACAAGTTTATTATTTCTGATTATTACAAATATGCCTTTCTTAAATTTTTCAAACATATACGTAAATGTATTTTTAACTGCTTCGTAATCTATATTTTTATATAACTTATTCCATTCCACTTTTTTATTTTTATTTCCAATAAAATCCAATTTTTGTTTAGTGTTTTGTTCTAAAGAATAAAAATATAATAATGGTAAAATACCATATTTTTCCCAATCAGCAATATCACCTGCATGAAAATACATTTGATCAAATAGAGGAAATCGAGGATTAGTTTGGATCCATTTTTTATCATTTTTATCACATTTTTCCTTAGAATTATAGTTATTATTTTTTATTTTACGAAATTTATTTAATGAAAATACAAAATTATTAAGAATGTTTTCTTTATTATTCATAATATCAACTAATATTTATGAAGATAAAAAATAATTATTTTATCATATTAAAATATATGAAAAAAATAATTGAATGTAGTATTATATTTATAATCATTTATATAATTTTTTATTTTATAGATAAATATTTATTTTATAAAAAAGAAAATTTCAATAATAAAAAGAAAAATATATTATTTTATACAATTCATCCTTATACTGATAAAATAGGTGGAATAATTGTACAATATTATATAGCCGCATTATTAGATAAACTTGGTGAAAATGTAAGAATACATCGAAAATTTGGAGTTGTAGATAATCAAATATTTAATAAATTTTATGATGAAGATTTTGATATGGAAAATACAGTTGTTATATATAGTGAAGGAGAACCTGGAAATCCATTAAATGCAAAATATTGCGTTAGATGGATATTAGCACCACTTGGAATAAATTCAGATCCAGAAATATATAAAACCTGGAATAAAAATGATTTAGTTTATTATTTTAATACAGAAAATAAAATAGAAGAAAATGAAGATAAAATAGATGATATATATAAATTTTTAGGTTACATATATATTAATCCAAATATAAGAAATTATAATAAAAAAAGAATAGATGGATATTGTCATACTTTTAGAAAAAGTCATTATCATTCAGAAATAGTAAATATACATCCAGAAGATTCATTTGAAATATCAAGAGATGCTTCTCAAGAAGATTATATTGAAATTTTTAATAAATATAAATATTTTGTTAGTTATGATCCATTAAATTTTATGTCAATCATTGCTGCTTTGTGTGGATGTGTATCAATTATATATCCAATTAAAGATAAGACAAAAGATGATTGGTTAAAAACAACTATTTTGTATTCATATTTAAAACATACAAATACAGATAATTTATATGGTATTTCATATGGATTAGAAGATTTAAAATTTGCAGAAGATACAATAGATTTAGTAGAAGAACAATTTAAAGATATAAATAATTATTATGAAGAGTATCAAGTAAAACCATTTATAAAAGATATTCAAAATTTCGAAGAAAATAATAATACAGTAGAAAATATTTTTTATTAGTAAAAAATAATATATATTATTTATATAATGAATAAGTTATTATTGATATTTTTATTTTTAATTATAACCATTCTTTTTATTATAGCTAATAATTTTTTATTAAAAAATAGGGTATATGATTTTTTTGATAATAATGAAGAAAAATTAATTAATTTAGATATACTTCCTAAAATTAAAAAAATATATTTATGGCAAGGTGAACGTCAAGATAATGCTTTACAATTTATGTACAAGCCAGTAATAATATCTATTTTAGAAATATTAGAAAAAGAAATAAATAATATAATAGAGATAGATTACAGATTTAATAATTTAAATTTTGATGAATTAGAAGAGAATGATCTATTAATTTGGGTTGGATGTGAAAATATACCTAATTTTGATATATTAAAAAAGAGAAATATTTATACAATATATTATAATACTGAGCCTGATTTTGATCAAATAAATACAGATGAAATATGGACATATTCTAAATATTTATTTGATAATTATAATAAAGTACATAAAAATCAAATTATAAAATTTGTACCTATAATATGTGAAGAAAATGTTCCAGTTGTTCCATATCATATAGAAGATGATAATATAAAGTTAATTTTTATGGGATCACTTAATTATAGACCAGATAAAAAAGATATACTTATGAGTAAACATTTATTAAAAAATAATTTAGAAGAAGTATATAATTTATGGAGTGATAATGATTTTAATAATTTTATAAAAAAAAAGGCTAATATATTTCTTAATTTAACAAAAACAAATAATATAGTTTTGCCAAGCCTAAGATTTAATAAATTATTAAGTCATAAATGCATAATTATATCAGAACATACAAATGATATAGATGAAGAATTTTATAAAGATATTATTTATTTTTGCAATGTGGATGAAATTGAAGATGTTTACAAAAAATTAATGAATAAAACAAATATAGAACTTCAAAATGAGGCAGATGAAATTTATAAAAAATTTTATAATAGGTTTAATACTTCTAATGTTCAAAAATTAATTATTTCAAGGTAAATAAAAAATGAAAAATCAAATTGAATAAATCATAAAACTTATTAAAAATTATCAAATCAAAAATGCCTAAATGCATTAATGACAATACAAAATATTACACTGGAAATGAAAAAAGTCCAATGGGATTAGGATATTGTTCGTCCAGTGAAGAAATTGGAAAAAGAATGAAAGGAAAAGATAATAATTTATGGATTGTAAAAGAAGGAACGGAAGGTAAAAAAAGATGGATTAAATTTAATGATACTGAAACTGTTCCAGAGACTATTCCAGAGACTATTCCAGAGACTATTCCCAAAGAAGAAACAGCCCCCGCTAAAAGAGATGCAAAATATTATGAAGTAGCATCTGATATTTTCTCAAAATATGAAAAATACAATCAAAAAGAGTATATTAGTAAAATTGAAACATATATTGAAGAATATAAAGATACGTTTACACCCTTGAAGATTTAAAATGAGACAAATAAATGTCAAAAAATAAAACTTTAAGGTTTGCTCGTTACATAGCGTGTAAATTATGAGTTTGTTGAGGCGACAACCTCAACTGATTTTTTGGCTTTTTTTGAACGACTTTTTTTATTTTTTCTTTTTTGGGTTTATCTACTTTAATATTTTCATCCTTCTTTTCCCTACATAAATATTTTGGTCGTTCTAATCCATTAATTGCATTTTTAGCAATTCTATATATATTTGTAGCACTATTTACATCTCTATTCCATACACCTGAACACTTTTTACAAGTTAAAAGCCCATGGACTAAGATATTACCACTTTTATAAGGTTTTGGATTTTTTCGTGTTATAAATTTTTCACATCTTCCTGTTTCTTCTTTACATATTGAACACATACAACTGGTTCTAAATTCATCAACTAAATATAATTTATAACCATTATCTCTAAATATTCTTCTTATTCCTTTTCCTTTGGCAGGTTCTTTATATTTCATATGTTGCTTTTGTTCAAAATCTCCTGCACATATAATTACATCTTCTGGTTTTCCAAATATTTTTTTAAAATTATTTATCATTTTTTGTTCATGTTTTTTTCTGTTAATATATCCATTGAGTTTGAGTTTTCTAAATATATATTTTTCATAAAACTTATATAACTTATTATTTATTTCACTTTTCTTTTCTATATAATCCTTAAAATCTTTTATTGTTAATGTTTTTCTATTAAGTTTTGATAATTCTGTTTCATATTCTATAACTGTTTTCCCATCTATTTTTTCTTTTTTGAATTCTAAAATTATTTTAGCATACTTTTTAATTTTACATTCTTTTCTTCTGCTATCTTGTGTATATCTAAATTCATTTGCTTCTTTACTATCATCATCAACACAATAAATTATATCTGATAAATTTGGATCAAATGCAACAATTTTTTTATTTTTTATATTAATATAATCACTTAATTCATCAATATATTGTTCTGTATTTGAACCTACTTTAATATTTGGTATTCTTTTACCTATTAAATCATTTCTTAACATCAAAATAGAACAACTAACACCATCAGTTTCTATCATATGGTGAAATGTATATTTTTGTTTCTTAAAACAATGTCTTTCGGTTCTAAAAAAAAATTCCCAAATTTTATTTTCGTATTTCTTCAAATTTCCTTCTAACAAATAATCTGTCTTATTTCCTTGTTTTTTTGTCATTAATAAATGAACTAATGTCGTTGTATCTAGTTTTATAGAATGAGGGATTATATCATTTCTCATTGGAAAAACATTATAAATCATAACTTTATCTTTCTCAACTTCTTTCATCATTTTAATCATACACGGTAAATAATCTTGTGGATTACATTGTAAATCATAATATAAATTATCTTTTTGGTATTTTTCTTTATTTGGTGTTATTGTTTTTTTTATTTCTTTAATCCAATTGTGATATTTTATATCTGAATTATATTCTGATGATATTTCTAATATATCATTTTTAATCTTTCTTAATTGTCTGCAAAATTCATTTACTAATTCTTTTTGTTTATCTTCCTCTTTGTTTTCTTCTTTTATCTTAACTAATGTTTCTTTTTTCTTCCAAACAATATTAACATATCTTTCAATATACTCAACATAATGTAATTTAATATTATTTTCATACATTGTAATTATTCCAATAGTTAAATAATCTAAAACTGTATTAAGATGTGTATAATCTAAATCTTCATCCTTAATTAATGGTTTATAATTAGAATTATAAAAAGTTGTTAATTTGTCTTTTAGTTCCTTTATTTCTTTTTTTGGAGGTCTTCCTGATACACTTTCATTACATAAAATTTTCATACAAGAATTAACAAATACTTTATCTATTTCTGGTAATTTATTATTCTTTTCAAAATAATCTAATAAATAAAGTTTCATAAACATTAATGTATTTATTACAATTTTATTACATCTAATAACAGCATCTGTAATTTTAGGTAAATTTATATCTGGATTTTTCAAAACATGATTAAGAGGTATCTTAACACATTTGAAATAATCAGTTGGTTTATCTGGGGGTTTAGTCTTTTTTTCTTCTATAGAACTCATTATAATATACTATATGTATATAACTTTATATAGATATTTTATTTTTTAAAAAAACGCGTATATTTAATTTTATTATATATTTTTTTATTTTTTTACAAAAGTATATTTTTTTGTTCGAATAATATTATCATTATCTATTTTTAGTTTGAAATCAGAACTAATCATTGTAAATTTATTTTTTGTAAATTGTCTAATAATTGAAACATATGGTCTTTTTGCTTTATCTGGTTCAGAAGCACCAATAGATGATGTAAAACTATAATATTTTCTAATATCTGGTATTAATTCTAAAAGTTTATCTTGTTTAATTTTATCATTATCTAAATTATATAATAATATTGAATTATTATCAAGTTCTAAAATATTTATAATTTTATCTGTAATATCTTCTTGTTCTTTTTTATATAATTCACTTTTAAGTTTCATAATAAATAATAATAACAAATAATTTTTAAATAAAAATTGATTTATTTAAAAAATTGAATATATGAATATATTAAACTGAATATATAAATAAATATGGTATTCATATACATTTTACAACTTGAAAATAAAAAATATTATGTAGGTAAAACAACAAACCCTGATTTTAGACTTGAACAACATTTTAATTCATCTGGTTCTCAATGGACTAAAAAATATAAACCATATAAAGTTATAGAAATTATATCGAATTGTGATAATTTTGATGAAGATAAATATACATTAAAATTTATGGAAAAATATGGAATTAATAATGTTAGAGGAGGTACTTTTTGTGAATTAAAACTTAATAAAGATAATATAGAAACAATAAAAAAAATGATAAATGGTTCAACAGATAAATGTTATATTTGTGGAGAAAATGGACATTTTGCAAAAGATTGTAATCAAGATTATGATAATTTATTAGTTGATAATGATTTATGTTTTAGATGTTATAGAAAAGGACATTATGCATCAGATTGTTATGCAAAAACAACAATAACTGGTGATGAAATAGAAGATTCTTCTGATGAAGAAATAGAAGTATTTTGTTGTAGTTATTGTGATAAAGAATTTGATACACTAAAAGGTGTAACTTGTCATGAAAATTTATATTGTAAAAATAAAAATAATAAAATTAAACAAAAAAATACATGTTACAGATGTGGTAGAGAAAGTCATTATGCAACTGATTGTTTTGCATCAAACCATATAAATGGCAAATATTTAAGTTAATCTTTATAATTTTTAGATTTTCTTTTTAGTGTTGAATCCTTTTTAGTATAATTTTTATAAACATCTTTATTATAAGCATTATCAAAATAATTTTTATAATTTTCTTTTTTAACTTGTTTTATTGCATTTTTAATTTCTATAACTAACTCATCATATTTCAACACTTTTTTATTTAACTTCAAATAATGTTTTATTTGATTAAAATATTCCTCGATCGAATTGGTTTTTGGTGTATATGGAATTGTAAATAAATATTTATTACCACTATTTATAATTGCATGTTTAACATATTCATTATTATGACTACCTGCGTTATCTAAAATTATTAGATGATTTTTATATTTATTAAAAATGTTCTCTTCTAAAAATTCAACAAATCTTTCCTTAGTCATACCACCTTCTTTATATAATGTCGCACCTAAAAATTTAGAATTAGATATACCACATAATAAAGTAAAATTTCTAAATACATAATTATTATCTGTTTTAACAACACATCTTTTACCAAGAGCACATTTTGCATATGATAAAAACATTGCTGGTTTTATGGACGTTTCATCTAAACATATTATTTTGTCTAATTTATATTTACTTATTTCTTTACAGAAATCTTTCAGTTCTTTCTTAATATCTGTTAGTTTTCCGTATCTTTCTTTTGGATAATGTTCATGTCTGGTTCTTTTTCTTGTAATATTATTATCTCTTATTACTTGACCTAAATGTTGAGGTGTAATATCAAAATCTTTATATTTCTTTTTAACTATTTTATGTAATTCTTCCAATGTTATTTGTTCATTTTCTTTTAGTTTTTGTATGGCATATTTAACTTGTTCATTTGTTATTTTATAAGATATTGGTTTTCTACTAAGTCTTTTAATTTCTTTTAACTCTTCATATCTTTTAATCCATCTATATAATGATTGTTTAGGACAATCAAAAATTTCACATACATCATCTAAACTAACTTGATTATTAAGATAATATTTAACTGCTGATAATTTATAATCCTCACTCTTATGTTTCGACATTTAATATATAAATATTTATATATTAAAAATTTTGTCTCATTTTAAATCTTCAAGGGTGTAAATTAGGTGATATATTATTTGTTGGTTTAAAGGATGATTCATTATGCAGAAATGAATGGGGATTTCTTATTATACTTGATAATAACAACTATGAGTTATCAACTGGATTAAGTTCAGTAGCTAGTTTGCCAGTATTAGATGAAAATGTTATTGAAGCTTTATCTAATAAAGTTTCATACAAAGCATTTTTTGAAAAATATAAAGAACATTATTTTTTTAGAAGTTCGTTTTTGAATGACGATCCAGAAATGTATGATGAATTGAAAAAAGAATATGAATCATACAATATTTGGTAAATATATTTTATAAAATAGAATCACATAGTTTGATCATCTGTAACTAATGGATTAATTGTTAATCTTTTTTTATTTAAGTCATCTAAATATATATCATTTAGAGTTATTGCATTACGCCACGTTTCTTTTACTTGAACTTTCGCTTCAGCTTTCCTAGTATAAAAATACAAAAATATAATTATACTAAAAAAAGTAAGAGTAGATAGTATAATTGAAATAATTAACTTTGTTTTGTAAAAAATATCAGATGATACTGGACCATTTGATATTAAAATTGTATTATTCATTCATTTTTATAAATACAAATACATTCAAATTATTTTATATTATATTTATTCAATTTTTATAATAAATTTTTCTAAAATTATATAAACTACAAAATTTACCTCATCAAAGACTAATAATTCTATAATATAAAAAATTGAAAATTTTTTAATAAATAATATTATTATTTAATTAATCATAAAAAATGGAAGAAACAATTCTTGTTAATCCCTTAAACCTAAATCCCTCTATTAGTAATTCTAAAAATTTTAATCAAAATGTATTAATATCGGTACCTAAAAACCAATATTTTACAGATTTTGAAGAGCTATTAAAAAAAGATTATTTAAAACAATATTTCGAAGAAATTTTGACAAAATTAATATATTGGGATATTTCCCCTTTACCATATGAAGTTGTAAATTTTTTTGTAAAAAACAAAGAAAATGTTGTAAATTTAGATGAATCTTTAATTAAAAATTTTAAAGAAATTAATGCTATTTATCAAACTGTTATTAAAAAGGAAAATATGTGTAATAACGCAGTTAAAATTGGTAGCTTAAATTTACTTAAAGCTGCATTTGAAAATGGTTATTCATATATTAAATACATAGATATTAATACACTTGACCAAGATACATTTTATTGTGCGATAACACATGGTAGTCTACCATGTATTGAATACTTAGTTGAAATATGTAAAATTAATATTAAGTATTATTATTATGATTTCGAACATTATGAACAAATATATAATGTTGTTGCAAATAAAGGTTATATAGATGTTTTTTGTTATCTTCATAAAAGTAAATTTGGAATTGAATTTGCTAGACAAACACTTGATGAAAATGAAATAACTGATGGTGCTCTATGGAGTTCAAATACAGTTTGTGCTGCAGCAGCAAGTGGTCATCTAGATATTATTGAATATTTACATAAAAATTCTTCTCAACGCGATCCATATCCAACACATTATGCAGCATTATATGGTCAATTAGAAACTTTAATATATTTAAATAATAATGGTTATCATTGGAATAGCAATACATGTAGTCATGCAGCAAGAGGTGGCCATATAAATATCCTAAAATATTTACATGAAAATGGCTGTCCTTGGACTGAATATACGTGCGAAGAAGCGGTAAGATGTGGATATATTGATTGTTTTACCTATGCTCATCAAAATGGATGCCCAATGGATCAAAAAATTGTTGTATGTGCGGTTATTAATGGAAAACTTAATTGTTTAAAATATATTATTCAGAATATTGGTGAAGAATGGAAGACAAAAAATATAACTAAATTTGCAGCGCAATATGAGCGTTTAGATTGTTTTATATTTTTAATCGAGCAAGGCTGTCCATATGACAAAGAAGAATGTTTAAAGGTAGCCAAAGGCGAATGTAAACAATACATTCTTGCAAATTAAAAAAATAAAATATTTTAATTAAAAAAAACTCTGATGCAGAAGAAAAAGTTTAAATATACGGAGTTTCCTAAAGTTAATATACATAACTCCAATTCATCTAAATCTTCATTAAAAATTGAATATTATATTTATAAAAACTAAACATAATTATGAATAATTATATTTCTCATATGGAGTCCAGTATCATGGAGCCTAGTATCATGGAGCCCATTATCATGAAAATCAATATCATAGAAACCGATATTATAGAAACAGTAATTGAATCAAAGTCACTCCAAAATAGTACCGAAGTTCAATTAACCAAAGAAGCCAAAATATTACAAGTAAAAAATTATATCAACAGTCTTAAAACTTATATTGAATCATTAAAAAAAACAAATAAACAATTATATGATTATCTTGATGAAAAGAATCAACAAATGTTTTCTATTCTTGTTGATAATGATAATAATATTTCAGCTATTGAAAATAATATGAAACGCCATTATGTAGAAAATTGGACAGTTACTGATAGTAATTGTGTTCCAGGAAATTTTTCAGGAAATATAAAATGGATAAAAGGAGGAGGAACTATAAGTTACCTAGATAGAACATATTTTCAAGGAGTATGGGATTCCGCCGGAGAAATTAAAGATGGAAAACTATTTAATCATTTGAGAGGTGTAATTAAAAAATGGAAGTACGGAGCACTTGTTGAATAAGATGAATTCGATACAGAAGATGAACTTAACGATTTATATTATGAAATTTACGAATAGATTGTTATCATAGATTGTTATCATAGATTGTTATCAAATATATGTGTAAAAATTGATTTTTCTTTTTATAAAATAATAGATTATTTATTATAAAATAAATAATGGCAGCATTTAGCAATGTAGTTGTAGAAGAAGATTCTAAGGAATTAGACCTATCTATTCTTAATTCTCCTGTTTATCATAGTTTAATAGATAATAATGCATGCTTAAATTGCATTGATCCAAAATATATCATAAAAAATTTTGATAATTTATCAGAAGATAATTTTTGTATCATTCTTAATGCAATGCGATTTTGGGAAATTACATTACTTCCATATAAAGTTCTATTATTTATTATTGAAAATTGGTATGACATTGAGGATATTTATGCCAAACATTTTCAAAAAGATGTTTTTAATCAAAAATCAGTAATATATTTTCAAGAAATTGAACTAATATTTGATTATTATTCACTTTTCGAACAAGATACAGAAGATGCAATAGATGATTCAGATGATGAAAAAGAAAAGTTAATAACCGAATTTTATTTAGAAATAGCTAAAATAGGTAGTATAAATTTACTAAAAATAGCTAAAAGTTACGCAATTTTCCCACTTTTATCAACGACTTATCAAGCTAAGAAAATGGGCGATGATAAAAGTTTTAATTTTCTTATTGAAAATAGATGTCCATATAATCCAAAAGGATTAATTCTAGAAAAATTAAATAAATTAGGTCCAAAATACCACTCTTTTTTTGGGTTGGATTATGATGAAGATAGTGAAATAGAAATTGAATATGATATTGTTAAAATTATGTTTGAAGGCCGAGCTAAAGATTATTGGTTTAGAATGCCAGATGAAGATTGGTATAATGAAGATAATCTTAATCCATACAATAATGGGCAAGGATTACCAACTCTAAATACAAGACCATATATTTGGGTAATAAATAGATATATGGAGGTACATATTTTAAAAAAACAAAAACAAAGCTCAATTACACTAGATGATATTTTATTTGCATCGCGGGCATTATGCATGGATCATTCAAGAGTTATTGATGAATACAAAATTTTATCAGAAACGAATTCCATATTAGTATTGGTTCCAACAATAGATAATTTTTCAACGTAGTAATTAATGCTTATCATCCCCTAATATAATTATAATTCTTCTTCATAATATTCATCTAAAGACTTATATAAAAATTGATTTATTTTACATAAATAAATAAAATTCAATAATAATTATTCAACAATAATCATGCAAGAAGTTCCACGTGTTTCTCTAATTCAAGGTAAAGAATATTATTTAGAATACACCGAAAGACATTATCCAACTTCATATAAAATGATTGGCAAATTTGAAAAATTAAAAATACCAGATATGTTATTTAAACACCACATATTTGCATGTTTCAATAACTTCAGAAAGATTAAATACAAAAATGATCCTAATTATAGTAATCGTTATGTAGAGTTAAATTTTCATTGGAAATTCTATGAAATTAGTTCGAATAAAGTACAAAAAGATATGGAAAACCGGGCATATAATATGATTCTAAAAAAAGTTACTAAAGATGAGTATTTTATACCAATAGATTTTATATGACTAAAGACCCCTTCCTTATATTCATGAAGAGCCTCGCTCCGCTCGTCTCTTAAAGCACTCGCTTCGCTCGTGCTAACCGGCCCCGTACTCTTTAGAATATATTCGTAGAATACATTATTAAAAGATTATTTTTATCAAATAATCTTTTAATAATTTTATATTATAAAAAAGTTCATCATTTTGGTTCACGTTAATAATCTAAACATTAAATTTATATTCATTAAAAAAATCCCTGACAGACGTTAATAATACTTTTTTCTCTTCTTTTTTATTATCAAGCATGGATATATAAAAATATTTATTATTCTTTTTATCTTTGTTTGAAAAATAAAAATAATAATTTGAATCACTATCTTTTGTCTCTGTTTGATATGAAATAAAACGAATAGATATTAAATAATTTGTTTTTGAAGTAAATTCTACTATTACTTTTTGCAATCTATTTTTAATAATTTTATAAAATAAATAAGAATTACTATATTTATTACTATTATTGACACAAATCCATTTTTTATTATTTATAGGTAAATTCTTTTCTTTTACACTATATTTCTTTGTATCAATAGTAAATTTAATAAAAAATTGCTTAAATTCCGCATTTAATTTATCTATTTTTACCAAAGAAATATTTAATAAATATAAAAATAATTTTTCAATACTTACATATGGTATATTATTATTGATATAAAGCTCTTTAATTTTTAAATTATTTTCTAAAAAGTTATAATCTGGATAATTTTTGCGTAAATTAGATAAATTATTAAAAAATAACTGTGTTTTAACAAAATTCTCATTATTACTGAGAGATTTAATATAATATAATACATAATTATTTGATAATCCTCCTCCACCACGTTTTTTATTCATAGTTCTTAATTTTAGGTCATATACAGATACTTCTTTATTTGTACTATTTTGTTTATTTATTTTATAAAATGCTTTTAATTCATCAATTGTCCAGGAAAATAATTCTAAAATTATTTTATCTAAGGATACATTTTTATAATTGTGATTACTTAATTTATTGTTTAATTTATTCATAAATTTTTGTCTATTTTTTTCATATTTTTCGTTGAATTTATATGGATCCAAAAAAAATACAATTTGATTATCCAACCATTCTGTAACTGATGTTTCATATTCACCATGAAAACTATCATAAAATAATTGTAAAATGTCAATTATATGTTTAACCTTTTTTGCGTCTAATAGATTAGAATAAGAATCTATTTTTTGATATTGTATTTTTAATATTGCACTCATATATATATTGATTAGAAAAATATTATAATAACCATGAAAAAAAGAATAGTTTTATAGAAAGCACATTTTTTCACAACGTGCTTTACGACACGTCTTTTTAGAAGTAGATTAAGTTTAGGATATCCAGAAGATACACGAAATATATATATAAACCATCATTATGTAAGAATGTATCAATATCTTTTTGGAAATCATTAAGAGAGAAATTTATACAACCTGTAATTCCAAAATAAAATAGTTTTATATAAAGAGCCTCTTTTCACTTTTCTCTTAACGCGCATCACACTCCTTAAAGATTATATTTTACCAATTAAAAATTGATGAATTATTTTTAATAAATTATTATAAATAATTATTATTAATTAATGCCTGACAAATGACTGAGTTCTTAAAAAACTTTGATAAAAATATATTAGCAGCGTCTGTTAATAAAGAAGACTTAGTAGAAGCTAAAAAAGAATGGCAAAACTTTAGAGAAGAAAAATGTTCTGAAAAAAAGACATGTATATGCAAGCATAAAATCAATAATGTTCGCTATTATCTAAACATACATAATGGTAATATTATATGTTGTGGTACAGTTTGCTGTAATAAATTTAATCTTGATAAAATAGAAATCCATAATAAAACATTGGCTAAAGTTTTAAAACTCAAGAATCCATATAATGAATATCATCAATTTTCTACTATTCAAGAATATTTAGATTATGTAAAGGATGAATTAAATGTATATATGACTAAGGAAATTCAATCATCTACTTTTAATAATTTAATTCTTCTTTTGAATGATATTAATAATATTAATAAGTCATATGGCTTAGATATTTTCATTGAAAATATAAAAGTAAGACTAGTTGAATTAATTCCATCTTACATTGAAGCTGAAATTAGAAAAGATGTATCTTCTATTTTTAACACAATGAAAAAATTAGGAGAGTTATCACGTGATTATCAAATTCAAAAGCCAGATATTAATATATATAAAATCTCGATTGAAAACATTGTTAATCATATTACTAGTAGTACAGGCTATTCGGGACATGTTACTCCTCAATTTCAAGAAAAGATTGATGCTATCATAAAAAAGATTGATCTAATTAAAGTACAAACGGGTAAAACTTTTGTTTTAAAAAATTTTTTTATTGAAATGAATGAGAAACTCAAAAATAAGATTCAGAGTATTAGAGATGAAAATTTTGCTTCAGATAAGGCAAAGTGGGAAGCACATCAAAAATACAAGAAAAGAATGCAAGAAAAGTATGAAAGATAACTATTCTTCGAGTAAAAATTGAAATAAATTTTTTTTTAATTTAAAAACGTATTAGAATTATAAATAAATTTAAAAAACATGGGATGTTTTAGTTGGATTGCACAAGATACGCTGACGCCAATTTATATTACTGGTTATCAAAAACCAGGATATGAACAACGTGTATATTATATGTGGGACAATAAAGGCAATTCTTGGAAAGAACCCAGCTATGAAGGATATGGAATGTTTGGCGAGAAAGACTATTATGTTCTTCTAGCTGAAATGAATAATACTTATGATGCAGATGTTTCTGAAGATAAAAAAAGATCTGATGGAATTAATATTGAATTTAAAACAGATAATAGTGACAAGGTTTTTCCAAATCTTACGGAAAGTTCAATTTGGACGTGGAAAAATAAAAAACCCGACTCACATTTTAATCAAGGTTTTTATGAAGACTTTGATGATAAGTGAAATAGTAGGAAATCTTTTATCCTTATTTTATAAATACAGATATATAATGCCACGTAATCTTAGAATTCAATTATCAAATATTATTTGAACAAATATTATTAAAATATATTTTTATAAATTTAAAAAAAATATAACTTTGGGATTATGAGATTATGGGACTTTGGAGGTAATAATTAACTTCTCTAAAATTTTAAAAAATAAAAATTAAAAAAATAAAAATTTAAAATTTAAAATTTAAAAAAATATTTTATATAAAATATTTATAGTCTCCAAAGTCCCATAATCCCATAATCCCAAAGTTTAAAATATTTTTTTTACAATAAAAATAATAATATATAAATTTTATTTGTACTATTAACAATAATATATAAATACTAAATTTTTATAGAATAAGATTTTAAGACTAACTTAAAATATATATTATATATATTATATAAACTATGTTTTATTTTCAATGTAGAAGATGTGAATATATATCAAAACAAAAAATTGATATGAAAAGACATTTAGATAAAGTTAATAAATGTAAAATTATAGATGAAAATAATAATAAATTAGATACTCAATTATATTTTGAATCTTTGGCACCAAATAAAATTGATAGTGGATTAGATATAAATATTGAAATAAAAGAAAAAAAATTATGTTGTGAAAAATGTAATATGAAATTTGCAAATAAATCAAATCTAAATAGACATATTAAAAATAGTAAAAGTTGTAAAAAAATATCTGAAAATTTAAATAATAATATTGTAGATAATAAAATTATAAATAATATTCAAAATATTGGTGTGCAAAATATTAATATTAATAATATAGTTAATAATTTTAATATTAATGTTAAATCATTACGAGGATTTGAAGAAGAATGGAACACGTCAAATATAACAGAAGAAATGAGAAAAAATTTATTATTTAGTGATACTCGATTTACAAATACTCTTAAAAATATATTAGAGAATGATGAAAATTTAAATGTTATTTTAAAAGATGAATCAACAGGTATTGTTTATAAATTTAAAAATGATGAATATGAAGCAATGCATGTAAAAGATATATTAGATATTTCGATGGATAAAATTTATAAACATCTTAGAGATTTTTTAAAAGAAGCAATAAATATTGATAATAAAGATAATGAAAGTATAATAAATGAGATTGATAAAAAATATTATGATTATAAAGATAATTTAAAAATAAAAAAGGATGTTAATAGTTATCTTAAATGTATATTTAATGATAATAAAAATAAATCAGTTGAAAAATTTATTGAAACAATAGATGAAAAAATAATTTTAAACGATGATAAATAATAAAATTTATAAAATATATATTTTTTTTAATAATTACTGTTATAGAACGCTAGTTGCTTCTCTCACTCTACCAATTCTTATAAACTAAATATAAAATAATATTTTTATCAATATTATTTTATTAAATTAATTATTATATATATAATTCTAATATAAAAAAATGTATATTACAAAGGATGAAAATTTTGAAATTAAATTAAATGAATTCAAAAATGAGTTTTATAATTGTATAGAGAAAACTTATTTTGAGAATTCAATTATATAAAAATCCTTGCTTCGCAAGTCTCTTAAAGCACTCGCTTCGCTCGTGCTGCCGGCCCCGTACTCTTTAGAATTTGAATTATAAAATATTATATTTATCAAATAATCTTTTGATAATTGTAAAATAATTCTAATTTAAAAATTACACTAGTTATAATATATAATGCTAAGACAAATATATGGTGAGATAATATTACAAAAAGATTCAATATTATATCATACTAGTGATGAACCATATACATATAAATCTGAAAATGAGAGACCATTTTTATTTTGTAGTTTTCATCCGTCAGAATATGGAATAATAGGAGAATATGTTACAAAAATTAAATTAAAAAAAGATACATCATTATTTTTTATGATTGATACGATTAAAAAGGCAAAAATTTATTTATCAAGATATCTTTTATTAAAATTTAAAATAAATATTTTTAAATTTTATAAAAAATTAAAAATATATATATTCAACTATATATAATTTTTAAATTTGAAAATATAATTTTTAATTATCATAAAATAAATTTATTATTTCAACTGTCTTATCTGTTTTATTATCTGGGTTACACCAATATTCAACTGTATTTTTTAAACATTCTAATCTTTCGCCCCACTCTTTTTTAGAATTAATTTTTAATGTACAAACACCTTGTTTTGTTAACTTCCAACAAGATTTCTTTTCAATATTATTTTCTATATATTTATCAGGATTAAATCTTATAAATATAACTGGTCTATATCCAAAATCTTGTGATATTTCCATAATTCTTTTATTTTCACATAAACAATCATATTTTTCATGTTGGTTTTCATCAACTTCTACTATTACAATTTGATATCCTAAATCAACTAATAAATCTGGTCTTCTTCTAGAACATCCATCCTGAATTTTTTTATCACTTGACCACGTGTAATTTGGAAAGGTATTCATAATAAATTCAACAACACTTCTTTCTTTTGTTTTATAATTTTTAGATGCTTTTTCATCAGGAAACATATTTATAAAACAATATAAACAATATCCTCTATATTTATTTTGTACATATGTAGTACACCATTCATTTTTACATGTTTTAAATAAATTATTTACCATCCCTATTTTTTTATGTTCAAAACAATATAATATTTTTTTTGAAATTTTATAACTATAAACTCCTCTTTCACTACAATATTTTTCACTACAAACAGTATGTAAAACATTTATCATTTCAGGTGTTTTATGATCAAAACAATATAAAATATTTTTAATATTTTCAATATTAAATTTTGGATATTTTCTACAACCATTTTCTTTACATTTTTTAAAAACAAATTTTACCATACCTTCTTTCATATGATCTAAACAATAAATTGGAGTATCATCATTTTCTAAATTATAATTTGCACTCTTTTTACATGAATATTCTATACATTTTCTAAATCTCATTTTAATCATATTTTCTTTTTTATGTTCATTACAATATAATGCATAAAATTGTCCTTCATAATTATATTCAGGATTATTTTCACAATTAAAAAATTTACAAGTATTTTTTTTAATATTAATCATATCTTCTTTTTTATGTTCAATACAATAAATTGGAAATTTTTCATTTTCATAATTATATTCAGGATAATTTGTACAATTTAAAAAAGTACAAATATTTTTTTCAACATTAATCATATCTTCTTTTTTATGTTCAATACAATAAATAGGAATTTTTTCATTTTCATAATTATATTTAGGATGATTTTCACAATTAAAAAATTTACAAGCACTTTTTTCAATATTAATCATATCTTCTTTTTTATGTTCATTACAATATATTGGAATTTTTTCATTTTCATAATTATATTCTTTTTTATTTAAACATCCTTCTTTTTGACAATTTTCTGAAATAATATTTATCATATTATCTTTTTTATGTTCTGAACAAAAAAGAGCAATTGATGTTTTACCTTCATAATTATAACAACTATTATTATAACAATTATAATTCTGACATTTTTTTAATTTAGTAAAATTAATCATATCTTCACTTTTATGTGAGAAACAATAAATACCTTTTTTTTCTCCTTCAAAATTAAATGATGGAGATGTTATTAAACATCCTTCAAACTGACATTTATCTTTAAAAACATTTATCATATTTTCTTTTTTATGTTCAATACAGTATAAAGGATTTAATTCATTTATATAATTATACAAAGCATTATTATTACAATTTTCATAGTTACAAGATTTATATTTTTTTTTTAAAGCAAAAAAAAATTTATTTTTTTTCATCTGTATTATACTAGCTTATAGTTTTTAAATAAAAAATATAATTTTTATTTATAAAAAAAAATATATTACAATATTTCTTTTGTAAATTTAACAATATAAA